CTAAAAATGCGCGGCTGTTGTTGGGCGCCGAGCCTCCCATCAGGGTTTCCCACTCAGCTTTCAATTCCTTGACGGACAGGGTTTTCAACGCGGCCAGACGCGACAGGACCGTTTGATCCAGGCTGGCATCCTGGCCCGGTGCGGGCGGTGTTATCTTACTCTGATGCTTCATCAATTCCTCCGATGCGGATAGGTTTCCTGCGACGACCACCGCTCTTTCGGGGCGGTAAGTCCACGAAACGGTCTCCGGTTTCGGCAGATAAAGAACTGGACTTCTCGGCCAGAACACGCACCAGGCCACCAGCGAGGATGCGGCCGATTTCTTCGATGCGCGCCTCTGGCGACATGCGCTCAGGGCATGGGGGATTTGGCCCGGAAATCGGGCCTTCTGGATCGGATGACATGGCGACTTTTCGCGATTTAATTGATGCCCGAATGGTATCGCGAAATCAGGAAAACGAAAGTAAATCAATAATTTGTGGGAAGTTTCGACCTGCGCGAAGCGCCGCGTAAATCTGCGTATTGGTTTTGCCGACACATTGGTGCCGCGACTGGGAAGGATCGCGAATCAATGTCCGGAGTGGCCGGTGAATTTGTCGAAAGTGTCGACCGCGTCCTCTTCCTCGAGTTCGGCCATTTCCCAACGCGAGGGCGCCTGGTCGGGATAGAGGAGCAATGAGATCGACATCTCGTTGCCCGGGGAGAACACCGTCATCTCGCGGACCGGTTCGTTGCCCAGCCAGACCCCGGCCGGATGCTCAACGCCGTGGCGACCTGTGTCCCAATCGACTTCCCGCGCCGCCAATGATGCTGCTGGCAATTCCGTCACGATTTGGCGTGCCCGGTAGAAGATCCCGGACTTCAACAACGGTTCGCTGGACCAGGCCCAGTCGATGAAGCCTTCCTTGCCAACCACGATCATCGCGCGCTTGTCGGTGATCGTCATCCATTTCAGGATCGCGGCTGTGAGCGACACGGCATAGCGCTCTGCGAGTTCGGTCATCACGTCGATGTCGACGATCCGTCCTTTGATCTGTTCGCGGAAATCGTCGAACGGCATCAGCAGGTAGGAGGCGAAGGTGTTTGCCTCCCCCTCGATCTTGTTCCGGGCCTCATCCCAATCGGCCATGTTACGGCTGGTGCATTCCAGCCCACGCGGGTTGGCGTTTCGGTGGAGGAGGTAGTGCCCCAGCTCATGGGCCAGCGTGAAGTTGCGCCGCCCCGACGACCGGATGGTCTCGTTATAGATGATGCCCCACTCGCCGGAGCCGCTAGGATGCGGCATCAGCATGCCTTCGACGCCCCTGGACAGATCCAGCCCGCCGACCATTGTGATCGGCGCGTCCGGAAATACCTGACGAGAGAAATCCTGCGCGAGCCCTGCTACATTGATCGGAAATCGAGGCAGGCCATGCGCCGCTTGGTGCAGCGACAGGATCTGGGTCAGGCGGATCGCCCAACCCTGTGGTGTCGTGGGCAGGCTCAATCCTTTTTTCCCCACATATCGATCATCTGGTTGATTTTCTGTTGGTCTTCGGGATCGAGCTTGCTGAACTTGCGGAAGAACGCCTCCTTCAGAACCTCGTCGCCGGGCTCCTCGCTGTCATCGAGCAGGTAATCGGTCGTGACCTCCAGTGCCTGGGCTATGCGGGTCAGCTTTTCGCCGGACGGTTTTCGGGTATCACGGTTCTCGAGCTCCCAAAGATAGCTTTTGCTGGAGTCGGTCAGCGCCGCGAGTTTGTCGAGGGAGTATCCCTTCTCCCTGCGGTGGCGCTTGATCTTGGCGCCGAGGGACGTGGTCATCGTATCATCCTTGGTTTCCTTGGTTGGAGGACGTTTGCTCGCTATGCCGAACAAAATTGTGCCGCGCAAGTAGACCTGACGCTTTGTTCGGTATATATCGAACATGATCGTATCGCATTTTCGCGATTCTGTCGTCCTCCTTCCTCCCAGGCTTAGAAAGGCCACGTCATGACAGCGATTGCTTCCTTCCTCCGCAAAACCCCGATTCCCCGGCTGCAGGACTATTTTACCGCAGGCGGCTTCACCTCCCTTCCTCCGGTCGACTGGACCAAACCCGAGCCGGAGGTTGTCGAGCCTTTGATCAAGGCCGTCGACGACATGGACGAGGCTGAAAAGCAGCGCGTCATCCTTGACGCTGGGCGCGTTGTGGCCCTCGCAGATGAGCCCGGGCAGAATGCCTTGCAGAATGTCGTGCTGGATCGCGCGACGTTCGACACGCTCGAGGGCCCCAACAATCGGTCACTCTGGGTGTTCTTGAACGAGGCAGACCGGTTCCGGCTGGCCGAAGAGGTCCGCTACAACGACGAGCGTCGGCGCGGTCGGTCCTGGAGCGGCTTCGGTGTCGATGAAGGTCTGAACGTAAAGACAGACTCGATCTCGGTTGCGGCCTTCACTGCCGCGATCCGTGAACGGTTCGAAACGCCCAATGTGCATGTCGACATCTTTGATCGCCACCGGGTGATCCTCGACGGTGAAGAATGTGAACTCGTTCAGGTGGCCGTCTACCGCGAAGGCCGGCCCGAGGACATGTTGGGTTTCGATGCCAACAGCACGTTGGCGCGACGGATCGTCAAACCTGTGTTCGAAGCAGCATTGACCTATGAGGCGGCGACCGGCGTGATCGAGGTCGTGGCCAAGACGCGCGAGGATCGCATGGATCTCACGCGTTTCATGGCGCGTGACCTGCTCGGCATTGCCATTGACGAAAAGCAACAGCTGCCGCTGCGGGAATACGATCTCAGCATGCTGCTGCAGCCGTTCGATTTTCCGACCGATCCGGCAGACGGGATCGCCGGTGTGACCGTCAAGGAACTGCGGTTGATGGATCTCGGCGATGCTAAGGAACGCATCACGCTGGAGTCCATGTCCGGCGCGGACCGGACGATCTGGCAGATGGCCGAGCATCGCATTGGTCTGGACATCGGCGGCGGTTCCTTCGTCCACGGGATTACCGGTGAGGTGCCGGAATGGGTGATCACCCGGGCGCGTTTCACGATCAAGTTCCACCCCGGTCCATCCGGCGGGCGCGGCAAGTCTCTGTCTCTGACCGTGACCATGCCGCATGGTTGCAACCTGAAGGACATGACGCCGCAAGAGCGCCTGATCGGCGAGAAGTACCTGCGGCTCTGGGGCATCCTGAAAGACGACACCGACGAAGGCGACGTCCTTGAGTAAGCGTGCTATCGACCTTCTGCTGCGGGCCATGGAAGCCCGCAGCGCGTCTCTTCAGGTATCGGCGCTGCACCAGGTCTCGCGCGCTGCGACCGAAGCATTGATCACGGCCAAGCTGCTGGTGCCTAGCGGGCATGTCCCGGTCGTCGCCGGGATGGATGACTATGAGGATGAACCCATTGAGGCCACCTGGTCGGCCGAGCTGAAGTCATTCGGCTATCACGACAGCACCGGCCGATGGATCACTGTGACCGATCAGGACATCGCGGCGTGCAGGGTCGACTATGGTCTGGCCCTCGCCAAGATGCTGGTGGCGTTCGAGCGTGCCGGGCCCTCCCGTCCGACACCTTTGATTGCCGATCTCATCTGGGATGTGGGCACCATCAAGCTTGCCGGAGCGAAAGCTCCGGTTCCCGTCTGGTTCGCCCGCCGGCTCAGCGATCCGCGTGTCCGGGCGCAGCTTGAGGCGCTGATTGCACGCAAGCCGCCGCACGAAATCCGCATCATCCTGACATCGACGGCCGGTGGGCGCAGCCCGGAGATCTCCCGGAAGCGAAATCACATCATCAGTGTTGCGGATGTCGCGGGTGATCCGGCCAAGCTCGCGATCTCACCGCAGATCCTCGGTGCGCGGGTGTTCCCCGGGCAAGCGCAGCGTCGTTTCCCGATCGATCATTCGGATGACTACGGCATCGTCTGGCTACGCGGCGAAACCCTCACCTTCGGCAGCGACAAGCAGCGGCAACTCCTGGGGCTTTTGTTCGAGGCCTATTGGTCAGGTTCGCCTGTATGCCGGACGGCGGTCGTCCTTTTCGAGGCGGGCTACGGGGACAGCACGAACGCGTTCTCCAAGGTTTTCAGCGGTCGCGACGACTGGCGCGCCTTCATCAAATACGCCGACGGAAATTGTTGGATTGAGCCCTGAATCAATCAGGTACCGCTGATTCAAAGGCCGTCCATCAGGGCGGCCTTTTGCTTTTGTCACCTTCCTACCGGCTTCCCTACCAGTGCCCTTCCTCAGCCCTACCACCCCCTCCGCCATGTTGGTCCCGCAACTGTTCGCAAAATCCCCAAGGAGGTTCACATGGCGACAAGGCACCTTTCCCAGATCGAGCTGGCGGCTCGCTGGAACATCTCGCACCGGACGCTGGAGCGTTGGCGGTGGACGGGCGAAGGCCCGAAATTCATCAAGCTCGGCGGCCGCGTGATCTACCGCTTCGAAGATGTCGAGGCGTTCGAGGCCGAGCGGATCCGCGGCGCAGACGGCGAACCCCATCGCCCGATGTCGGCGTAAGGGGGCTGCAATGACGATCCCTAACCACATCACACTCGCAGATGTTCCCGCCATGCCCGTCGGCGAGATCGCTGCGCTTTCCGCAGACCAACTGGCGCTGCTGCAAGAGGCGGCACAACAGGACCTCCAGCGGGCCAAGACGGTGTCCGACTGGCTCGAAGGCGCGATCGCCTTGAAATACGCGGACCGGGCAGCGGAGTGCCGCCGCGACGCGGGCAAAGATACCGGCACGGTTCGCCTCAAAGACGGCAATGTCACCGTGACCGCTGATCTCCCCAAACGCATCGATTGGGACCAGGCGTTGCTTGCGCAGGTCGCGGAGAACATTGCCGCGGCGGGCGAGGATCCTGCGGAGTTCATCGAAACCACGCTTAAGGTGTCGGAACGCAAATATGCCGCCCTTCCTGAGAGCTGGCGCAAGGGCTTCGAGCCCGCGCGCACGGTCCGCACTGGCAAGCCGAAGTTCCGCCTGGTGCTGAACGAGGAGGTGCGCTGATGGCCATTTCTCTCGCTTCCCTGTGTACAGCATCGGTGCTGACCCCGCCGCGCATCCTGATCCACGGCGTGGCGGGGGTGGGCAAATCCACCTTCGCGGCCGATGCTGACCGGCCGGTCTTCCTCATGACCGAGGATGGCCTGGGCAAGCTGCAGGTGCCGCATTTCCCGCTCGCGACAAGTTATGCGGAGGTGGCCGAGGCGCTTGATGCGCTGCTGAACGAGGACCATGATTTTGGCACGGTCGTCGTCGACAGCGTCGACTGGCTGGAGCCGCTGATCTGGGCCGAGGCCTGCAAGCGCAACGGCTGGGCCTCGATCGAGACGCCGGGCTTCGGCAAGGGCTATGCCGAGGCGCTGACCATCTGGCGTGAGTATCTCGGCAAGCTCAACGTGCTGCGGGACCGCAAGGGCATGGTGGTCATCCAGATCGCCCATACTGACATCAAGCGTTTCGACAGCCCCGAGCACGAGCCCTACGACCGCTATGTGATCAAGCTGCAGACCCGCGCCTCGGCGCTGCTGCAGGAGCATTCGGACGTGGTGCTCTTCGCCAACTATCAGATCTCGGTCGCGAAATCCGATGTCGGCTTCAACAAGAAGGTGACCCGGGCGCTCGGGTCCGGTGCGCGCGTCATGCACACCGAAGAGCGCCCCGCCTTCCTCGCCAAGAACCGTTACGGCCTGCCGGACACCCTGCCGCTTTCGTGGGCGGAGTTCCTCGGCGCGATGCCGCAGCCTGAATAATCCAGAAAGGACAATACCATGGCACGTTTCGATACGTCCTTCGACGCGACCGGCGTCGAGCCCACCACCGCATACGAGGTTCTTCCCGCAGGCAAGTACCGCGCCCAGATCGTCGAAAGCGAGATGCGCGTGACACGCAATGGCATGGGCCAATTCCTGTGGCTGATGCTCGATATCCTGGAGGGCGAACACAAGGGTCGGAAGATCTTTGACCAGCTGAACCTGGTGAACCCGAACCCGACCACGGTGGAAATCGCGCAGCGCACGCTGTCGGCGATCTGCCATGCGACGGGCAAGATGCAGGTCAGTGACAGCGAGGAGCTGCATCTCATCCCGATGACCATTCAGGTGACGGTCAAACCGCCCAAGAACGGCTACGGCGAAAGCAACGGCATTCGCTACCTGCTGCCCGAGCCCGGAGCGGCGGCCCGGCAAGCTGCAACACCGCCCACCGGTGGGAATGCCTCCACGCCGCCCGCGAAAATGGCCTCCGCGCCCTGGAACAAGAAGGGCTGAGCCTTCGCGCTGCCCTGCGCCCTGACTGACGGGGCAGCGCGCAACCCCAACTTAAGGATTTTCCCATGTCTGACATGACCAACGCGGCCCCTTTGGCCGCGACCAGTCCCGGCTTGCCTGAAGACCAGCGGCGACTGATCGAGCTCGACGATGCCATCGCCAAGATCCGCACGCAGATCGCCACGGCCGACCTTGCGCGGCAACGCGGTCAGAAGCAAATCGATCCGGACTGGTTTCACCGGGCCCGCACGGCCCTGCGCCACCTGTGCCGCGAGCGCGCGGAACTCTTGGCCCAAGGCACCGGCCGCCGTCGCCGCGAAAAACTCAAGGATGCGCTGATCGGCGTCCTGCGCGAACGCCATGACCCCGAGACATGGAACGGTATTCTGGCTGAGGCCCAGGCCCGTAGCGAACGGGAGGGACTGTAATGGCAGAACTTCCCGAAGCCCCTACGCCGACGCTGACGGCGATCCATGCCGACTATGAGGCGCGCCAGGGCGATGGTTTCCGCGATCACCTCGGGGCATCGATCATCGGCAAATCCTGCGCCCGGGCGCTCTGGTGTGATTTCCGCTGGATCACGCCCGCGCGCCATTCCGGCCGTCTGCTGCGCCTCTTCGAGACGGGGCAGCTGGAAGAGGACCGGCTCGTGCGCAACCTGCGTGCCACCGGGGCGACCGTGCTCGAGGTCGATCCCGAGACCGGTCGCCAGTTCCGGGTCGAGGACCATGGCGGCCATTTCGGCGGCTCGCTCGACGGTGTGGCCCTCGGGCTCCTGGAGGCGCCCAAGACCTGGCATGTGCTGGAGTTCAAGACCCACTCGGTCAGGAGCTTCAACGAGTTGGTCGCCAAGGGCGTCGTTCTGGCGAAACCTCAGCACGCCGCGCAGATGCAGATCTACATGCACCTGACCGGCATCACGCGGGCCCTCTACGTCGCGGTCTGCAAGGACACCGACGCGCTGCATGTCGAGCGTATCGAGGCGGATCGCGCCATGGCCGAGCGCCTGCTGGAAAAGGCAGGACGCATCATCTTCGCCCAGCATCCGCCCGCGCGGATCAGCGAGGACCCGGCCTGGTTCGAATGCCGGTTCTGCGATCATCGTGCGGCTTGCCATGAAGGCGGTGGCGCTGCGGTGACCTGCCGGTCCTGCCTGCATGCGACGCCGGTCGATGGCGGTTGGCAGTGCGCGCGACACGACCGGATGCTGGCGCCTGCCGAACAACGCGCCGCCTGCGGCCGCCATCTCTTCATCCCCGATCTCATCCCGGGCGAGGTCATCGATGCGGGCGACGATGTCGTCACCTACCGCATGGCCGATGGCTCGACCTGGACCAACGACGCCCGTTCCCCGGAGGCCGCGCCATGTTGACCCTGCGCCCTTATCAAGAAGCTGCGATCACCTCGATCTACGGCTATTTCCAGACCCATACCGGCAATCCGCTGGTCGTCATCCCGACCGCGGGCGGCAAGTCGCTCGTCATGGCATCTTTCATCGAGGGCGTGCTTAAAGCCTGGCCCGATCAGCGCATCCTTATCGTGACCCATGTGCGCGAGTTGATCGCGCAAAACTATGCAGAGATGATCGGCCTCTGGCCGGACGCGCCCGCGGGCATCTATTCGGCGGGCCTTGGCAAGCGCGAGGCGCATGCGCGGATCCTCTTCGCGGGCATCCAGTCGATCCACCGCCGCGCGGCCGAGATCGGCCATACTGATCTGGTGCTGATCGACGAGGCGCATCTGATCCCCGGCAAATCGAGCACGATGTATCGGCGCTTCCTCGACGCGCTGAAGGGGATCAATCCGGCGCTCAAGGTGATCGGGCTGACCGCCACGCCGTTCCGGCTCGACTGCGGGATGCTGCACGAAGGGCAGAACGCGCTCTTCACCGACATCGCCTTTGAGGCTCCGGTCCGCGAGCTGATCGACGCGGGGTATCTGAGCCCTCTGGTCTCGAAGCAGCCCGCCACCCGGCTGGATGTATCGAAGGTGGGCACCCGCGCTGGCGATTTCATTGCGCGCGATCTGGCGGCGGCGGTCGATCAGGACGCCATCACCCGCGCGGCCGTCACCGAGATCATCGAGCATGGCCGCGACCGGAAATCCTGGCTGGCCTTCTGCTCGGGCGTCGAGCACGCGCTCCATGTGGCCGAGGAATTCGGCCGCCAGGGCATCAGCTGCCGCACGATCTTTGGCGACACGCCGAAGGACGAGCGCGATGCGATCCTTCTCGCCTTCAAGCGCGGAGAAATCCGGGCGCTGGCCTCGATGGGCGTGCTGACCACCGGTTTCAACGCGCCGGGCGTCGACCTGATTGCGCTCCTGCGTCCCACGCAATCGGCCGGGCTCTATGTGCAGATGGTCGGGCGCGGCACCCGTCTCGCGCCGGGCAAGGAGAATTGCCTGGTGCTGGACTTCGCCGGCAATGTCCGTCGCCATGGACCGATCGACCTGGTGCGACCCAAACGCCCCGGTGATGGCGGCGGGGGCGAGGCGCCGACCAGGGTCTGCCCGGACTGCGACAGCATCATCGCGCTCTCGGCGACGGAATGCCCGGATTGCGGCTATGTGTTCCCACCGCGTGAGGTGAAGATCGCGCCGACCGCAGCCACTTTGCCCGTCCTGTCGCCCAGGGCACCGCAATGGGTCGCCGTGAGCAACCTGTCCTGCAGCCGTCATGACAAGCGGGGCGGTCGGCCCTCGCTGAAAGTGACCTATAGCTGCGGGCTCACGACCTATCAGGAGTGGATCTGCTTCGAGCATGAGGGCTACGCGCGGCGAAAGGCAGAAGACTGGTGGCGCAAGCGTGCGCCCGGTCAACCAGTGCCATGCAGCGTGAACGAGGCGCTGGCGCTGTCCCGCAGCTTGACCCGTCCCAGCCACATCGCGGTCCGTCCATCGGGTCGGTATTTCGAGATCACCGGTTACAGGTTTGACCCATGCACGCATTCCACAACGGCCTCTGCGCCGTCTGCCACCGGCAACCTCGCGGGTTTGGTTGGTTCGACCCTGTCTTCCCCGTCTCGGACCCGCGACGAGACCGAAGCCGCAAGTTCCTCTGCAGCCGGGCGTGTCAAAACATCTGCCATGGGAGGAAGGGTATGATCGATCCCACACCCAACGAGACCGAGGCGATGACCGTTGGCGGCCAGGAAGGCGGTGCCTTTCTGGAGAGCATCGGCAAGTCCGATCTCGCGACCTTGAGCGCGACCGAATGGGATCAATTTATTGATGTCGTGGTCACCGGCTATTGCGACCATCTGCGCGAACTAGCCGCGCGGGATCGCACCCGGCTCGACGGCATGGTGCCGGAGGTGCCTTTCTGATGCAGAGCCCCTCTCACATGGCGCGCTACGGTGCGCGGCTTGTCACCAATGGCTACGCCATCCTGCCCATTGCGCCGGGCACCAAGAAGCCCGGCCGTTTCCAGCGCGGTAGCTGGGTGGATTACCCGGAGTGGAACCGCCATGCCGCGCGCCCCACGACTGAGGTCGAAGTCGCGACATGGTCTGCCTGGCCCAATTGCGGCGTCGGGCTCGTCGGTGGCGCGGTTGCCGCCATCGACATCGACATTGCCGAAGATGCTGAGCTCGCCTTGAAGATCGAAAAGCTGGCGCGTGATCGCCTTGGCGACACACCGGCGCTGCGCATCGGGCGCGCCCCCAAGCGTTTGCTGGTCTATCGCGCGGCAGAGCCGTTTCGCGGCATCAAACGCCATCCGCTAGAGGTGCTCTGCCTCGGACAACAGTTTCTGGCCTATGCCACCCATCCCGACACGGGCGCACCCTATGCTTGGCCCGAGGAAGGTCTGGCTGACCTCGATATCTCCGACCTCCCGGCTATCACGGCCGATGAGGCGTTGGCATTTCTTGAGGTGGCTCAGCCGATGCTGCCAGAAGGTCTTGTCCAGCGCGGGCTTGTGACGACCTCGTCACCACAGCCCCAACTGACCGGGCACAGCCAGATGGGCACGCTGCCGGCGGTTCAAGCGGCTCTCGAATGGCTGCCAAATGCCGAGCTTGATTACGACAGTTGGATGCGGATCGGCATGGCGCTCAAAGGCGCGCTTGGCAATGATGGCCAACCTGTCTTCGCGCAATGGTCAGCACAGGCTGCCAAGGATGAGCCATCGACCACGCTCAAGGCCTGGACGAGCTTCAGACCGGACCGGATCGGCGCGGGGACGATCTACCATCTCGCCCTGGAGCGCGGCTGGAAGCCCGACGCCTCGCTGCGCCTTGACGGATCCACAGGTTGCGTGGAAACGCATCCCGCTGCAGGGCTGTTGTCACAGTTGGGCAGCCCATCTGAGCCCGATGCGGAAACGGACGAACACACCGCCTACACGCTACATATGCCGGACGGGCTGGTCGGGGATCTGACCGCCTACATGCTGTCGACCGCGAGGCGGCCGCAGCCGCTTCTGTCACTCGGGGCAAGTCTCTGTGCCATCGGCGCGCTCATGGGACGGAACTACCGGACCGAAAGCAATCTGCGCTCAAACCTCTACATCGTCGGCATCGCCGATAGCGGGTCCGGCAAGAACCACGCTCGGGAAATCATCAACGAGGTGTTCTTTGAAGCCGGGCTCGCCCATCACCTCGGCGGCAACAAGATCGCCTCGGGGGCGGGCCTCCTGACGGCGTTGCACCGCCAGCCCGCGATCTTGTTTCAGATCGACGAGTTCGGCATGTTCCTGTCGGCCGCGGCGGATCGCAAGCGCAGCCCGCGCCACATCACCGAGATCCTCGACAACATGACCGAGCTCTACACGGCGGCTGGTGGGGTGTTCCTGGGGGCCGAATACGCCAACCGGGACGGCTCGAATGACCGGCGCGACATCAACCAACCCTGTCTCTGTGTCTATGGCACGACGACACCCCTTCATTTCTGGGGCGCGCTGCAGGGCGCGAATGTCGTGGATGGATCGCTCGCCCGGTTTCTCATCCTGCCCAGCGATGAGGATTACCCTGATGAGAACCTCGCCGCTGGTATTAGGCAGTCACCTTCCGCGCTGATCCACGGACTCAAGACCCTGGCGGCCGGGGGCGGTCTGCAAAGCGGCAATCTCACCGGAATGACCCCGGGCCAGACAACAGCGGTGAACCCCATCACGGTGCCGATGTCAGACGAGGCCAAAGCCCGTTTCAAGGATTTGAGTGGCATGCTGACAGAGGAATTACGGGCGGCGCGGGGCACGGCCTTTACCGCGATCCTTGCCCGGATCGGAGAAAATGCCCTGAAGCTTTCGCTCATCGTCGCCGTCGGTCGCGATCCGGCACGACCCATAATCGATCTCAGTGCGGCGGAATGGGCCATCGCTTTCGTGCGGAACTTCGCAGCCAGAACCATGGAAGCCATTGAGCGGCATGTGGCCGATACCGAAACGGAGGCACACCTGAAGCGGCTGAAAGAGATTATCCGCGCGGCCGGTGCCAGGGGCATCACCAAGTCTGAGATCACCCGGGCCTCCCAATGGCTGAAGGCGCGGGATCGGGACGAGATCCTGCTGACTTTGATCGAAAGCGGCGACATCACCACAGGCATGCGGGATACCGGGGGACGCCGGGCAATGGTGTATCGGCTGTCGGGCTAAAAGTGTGCTTCTTTCAAATGCGGGCTTTCTTCAATTGAAGGAAGTGAAGGGTCAAGCGCCTGAAAACATGAGTGGTTTTGCCTTCCTTCACTTCTTTCAATCTTTCAAGAGGAGCCTTGTATGTATGTGTTCTCGCGCGCGCGGCTGGAAATAGGATGATGTACCCCATGAAATAATTGAAATATTGAAAGAAGGTATATTACCTATACAGAACAGAGGCTTAAAGCTTGACTTCTTTCAAGCTGCCCGCCTGAAGAAACTGAAGGAAGTGCCGGGCGGCTCATTTGCCCAGCACCTGACATGACCAGACCACCCTTCGGGGCCCGGCGAGACCGCAGCCTTCACCGGCCAGCCCTCTCGCCGCGTCCAGCACATCGAAGAGGAGGTCGTCATGACCCAATCACAAAAGCTGCGCCCCATCCTGGCGCTCGATCTTGGCACTACCACGGGCTGGGCGCTTCGTGGCTTTGACGGGCTGGTCACCACAGGTACCGCGTCATTCAAGCCTGGACGCTACGATGGTGGCGGCATGCGCTATCTGCGCTTCACCAATTGGATCACCGAACTGGATCGGCCGAGCGGCCCGGTTGGCACGATCTGGTTTGAAGAGGTGCGTCGTCACGCCGGCACCGATGCGGCCCATGTCTATGGCGGGCTTATGGCGTCGCTGACCAGCTGGGCAGAGCTGAGGGGTATTCCCTACGAGGGTGTGCCCGTCGGAACCATCAAGCGCCACGCCACTGGCAAGGGCAACGCCAATAAGGCCGCCATGATCGCGGCCGCCAACGCCCGTGGTTTCAGCCCTGCGGACGACAACGAGGCCGATGCCATTGCCATCCTGCACTGGGCGATCGAGACGCAGGGAGGTGTGGCATGAGCTATTTCCCCAAAGGCTACGGCGGCCAGCGCCGCTCACCCGAAGAGGTCAAGCGTGACGGCTGGCGCGAGCAAGGCGTGCTGGCGGTCTCAGTCGATGACCATCGCCTGACTTGGCCAGAACGCGAACTCGTCGAACAACTGGGCACCAAACTCTATGGGCCACGCCCCGTGGGGGAGGTCCGCCATGGGTGAGAAAAAGACATGGACCGCCGACGATGTCGCCGACCACTTCGAGGAAGCATTTCGCACGCTGCGCAAGCTGCCACCGGTCAAGGCGCGCGGGTATTTCAACGCATGGCCAGACATCGTGAGGTCTGCCCGAGAGATCGCGGCGATGGATCCGCAGCCGATGCGGGTCTGGCCGTCGGCCGCCGCCATCACCCGGCTGGAGCAGACCTTCGACTGGGTGCTCTGGATCGAGGTGGAGGAGCGCAAACTGATCTGGTCTCGCGCCGCCCGCGTGCCGTGGAAACAGATCAGCGGCGAGCTGGGCGTCGATCGCACGACGGCATGGCGCAAGCACAAGCTGGCCTTGACCAAGATCGCGTCGCGGCTGAATGTCTGAGTGACTCCAATATGTTGCAACACTTTTGTGTTCGACACATGCAACATTTCCGTGCTACCCGTAGGGCATGATGGGGAGAGTGCGTTGGAAGACGGCTCTCCCCGTTTTTCGTGGTGGATACCCTCGCGGCATCCGGAGTCCAGCCGGGGTCCAGGACGCTAACCCACTGAATTCACGGGTCCTTCCTCGCCCCAATCGTATACGGGCGGGCGAAGCGCGCAATATCGCCAGCGACAGGGCCGGTTTTTTGGGAAGCCACCCCGCGCAGGCATCCACCCGCGATCCGCTGAAAACCACGACAAAACAAACCTTTGGCACCGGACACGCCCGGTGGCCACTGGACCCCCTGTGGAGTCCAGGCTGGCTGCCGGTGTCCGGAGTCCACCCGATTGAGGCGAACTGACCCGCATGACCCTGAGCTTTGCCCCGGACGCGATCGAGATGTGGCCGCTGGCCAAACTCCAGCCCTACGCGAAGAACGCGAAGGCGCACGGCGCGGATCAAGTCGCGAAGATCGCTGCCAGCATGGCGGAGTTCGGCTGGACAGTGCCTTGTCTGGTTGCCGACGACGGCGAGTTGATTGCGGGCCATGGCCGGGTACTGGCCGCCACGCAGCTGGGGCTGACCGAGGCCCCGGTGATTGTGCTGGGGCATCTGACCGATGCACAGCGCCGTGCCTACCGGATCGCCGATAACAAGTTGGCAGAAAGCCCATGGGATGAGGCGCTGCTGTCAGCCGAGCTGAACGACCTGCTGGCCGAGGACTACGATCTGTCGCTCATCGGTTTCGATGACGCGGAGCTTGAGGCGCTTCTGGCTGGTGAGGTCGATCCCGATATCGCCTCACAAGAGGGCGAGGACGATGTTCCGAAGGCGCCCGAGACCCCGATCAGCCGTCCCGGCGATCTCTGGGTGCTGGGCAAGCATCGACTGCTCTGCG